ATTTTTTACGGCCTGGATACATTCCCGCACAATCAACTCGGCAAACTTTGGTACGTCAAAACTTTGATTGCGGTCATATATATCGGGATCGCTTCTAAAGCCGCATTGTTCAGCAAGTAGTTTGATTTGTTCATTCATTTTGTAAACCTCGGCATGTTAGCAGTACCGCCAGCGTATTCAAAACTTGTCAACATGGGCAACAAACCCGCTAGATCCTCTGCAGGATGACGTTCAATCACAGTCATAGCATCACCGTCTTTGAGCATAAAGTACAATTTCTCAGTACCTTCTTCAATTTGATTTTGAAATATATGTTCTAAATCTTCAATGGTCATTCTTTAACTCCGAAATGTTCTTTAACAAACAATTTAATTTCCTGAATTGGTAACTCGTCATCGTCACCATATCGTTTTATCATACTATGAATTAAATCTTGCACAATCAACTCGGCGAACTTTTTGTATGCTACTTCACATTCCTCGGCACTCATCCATTTAGGCCAAGGGTTACCATTAAGGTCCACATACATTCCTGCTTCTTGAGCAAGTTGTTGAATTCGTTCGTTCATTACAAATCACCTTTGAGGGTGTGCCATACCTTGGGGTCACAACCCAAGTAGATGTGATACTTGACGTGATTGCGCCAGCGACTGAATCTATTTACTCGACCTTCAACCCAGTTGAACATACTGTCCCTGAACCATAGTGGGTTTACAATAGCAACTATCAGCAACACAGCCAAAAAGGGCATGCACACAATTACTGTAACCCAGTGAAAGGTCATGGCCCGATAAAAGCGGCCGCCTTCGGGTGTGAGTGTAATTTCTTTGTTCATGTTATTCCTCTTCAAAACAGTCGTATTCTTCTTCCTCTTCCTCGTCACCAGTTTCAATTTGAACATGCCCAAACATCAGCAGGCCTTGATCTGATGACACTTCAAAAGGTTCTGTAAATTCAACAAACGCACCGAGTCCTTGCAAAAATTCTTTGGTGTATTCTGTGTCACGGATATCTTCAACACGGATGCAACCAATTGATCCAGAGTCCACATCGTGCATGGTGCCAACATTGGACCTGTAAGTACCGTCACCGTATGCAGTACCAAAGCTGGCAAAACAACGACCGTCCCGGAGTGTGAACTCGCCGTCAACCCCACGTCCAGGAGCACCCGGAGGGAAAAACAATTCGCAACATTCTTGCCATTCGGGGTGCATAACATAGCACAAGTCACCAATGTAGTATCGTCCTGCGGGCATAGTCATGTTTATCACCATTCTTTCTTGTTGCCATTGGCTTCGTTGTCACGATAACCTGCGGTGTAGGCTACGATTTCATGTGCAGTCATCTGTGCCAACTCAATCTTTGGTGAGTTGTAACTGTCACCTACAAAGTAGTGAGGATTGTACTCACGACCGTAGTAGCTGTCTGCTTGTCCGCGATCATAGGGACCTCCATGGCGTTCAGTGTAGTAACCAGTTTGTGTGTGTTCTAACAACATCATTGAACTCCTTAAGCCGCTTTGCGGAAGTAACCATAGGGCAAGCCCTGGGTGAAACAAAAATATTCATGGTCGCCATTGGCGCCTTCGGCGTCTATGAGCCATGCAATCACACGCTCACGGTTGGTACCGGTGTGCATGAGACTGGTAACACGATCTTCAAACTTCACAATGGCGTCAGCTTCAGCTACCTGACGATTGGCGTGTTCACGCTCGATCACAGAGCCCAGACTTGCAAACTCCATCTCAAATTCTGCAAGAGTCCAGGTGCTGGTATCAACACCGCGGGGACGAACGCCATAGGCATCCTTGTACATGTCCCAGTACTGGCAAGCATACTGCTCGAGAGTGCTCATTTCTTCCCAGCTTTTGAACTCTTCCATCTTTGGCTCCTTTGTGTCTATGTGTGTATTATAGCAGATTGGGATTAATTGGTCAAACACCGCGAACATCTGTGTTCAAGTTGGGTCGGTGTGTGCGGATCAAGTCACGTTCAAATGTGTGTGCTTCAGTTTTACCGCGCATCACAGCCAAAACGTTCACAGTAAAACCGCCAGTGCCACGCTCACGCATGCACTCATACAGTGCCCAAGATTTGTCTTCGCTACGTGAGCGATACAAGTGCTTCATGCAACGAGTCATCACGCTCTTTTTCACAGTGCTTGCAGTCTTGGCAGTTACGCCAATGTAAAAATCGCTACCGCTTGTGAGCATGTAAACAATGTGAGTACGATCTGTACGTTTTTTACGGGCTACTGTTTTTGTGTTCATGTGTATATTATAACCGATCTTGCGTTTTTGGTCAACCAGTTTTCACATGAAAAGTAGTACTAAAAAGTACTACTTTTTGGGGCTAAAAAGTGTTGTTTTTATGCTACAGTATAAACGATCGGGGTATTTTGGTCAAGTAAATACCCCTATGGATTACTCGGTTTTTATTGATCAAACATTGACCAAATATAACATTCCCTTTCATGCAGAGTTCAGTGCATATTACACAAACTTTCATCCTGACCGTGGTTGGCCCGTAAAAATGCCCGACATTGAGCCAGGCAAATTTTTGGTCTTGCACTTGCCCGACTACATTACTTGGAAAGGTCGTCGCATACTTGAGCTGGAACAAATTGAACAACGTTATGGTGCTGACGCCAACCGAGTGATTGTACACTATTGGAATCATGGCCTGAGCCGATACTACGCAGGGCCACTCAACATTATTGAGTTTAGCAATCACAATCATGGTACTGCAAACAGCCTGCGAGACATTTATCCCGAGTGGAAAGATATTCTAAATCCTCGACGCACAAGATGGCAATGTTTGAACGGTCGCTATTGTCAACATCGCAGACGTGCGGTGGATGTTCTACAGCACTGGCCTCATGGTGTTCTAAGTTATGGTACAGAAATACCACTACCGGACTGGGGGTATGATCACTACATGGGTTGTAACAATCAAGAAAACTTTTTAAAATTAAAGTGGGTTTATGAGTCAGCGGCAATCAACATTGTGACTGAAACCATGTATGATGATGCTCCGGGTATTGTGACTGAAAAAACACAAATGGCTTTTGCCGCAGAACAAATACCCATTGTGATTGGCCACCAAGGTATTGTACAAGACTGTCGTGAACTGGGCTTTGATATGTTTGATGATTTGGTAGATACCAGTTACGATATGTTGCCCAATGATATACGAGTAGAAGAAGCCCTGCGCAGAAATCAAGACCTTATCTTGGGTCGCGTTGACCTTGAACCTTATCGTGCTAGACTACAGCGTAATAGAGTATTCTTGCTTGACGAGTTTCCTGAACGTTGCCGATACAATTATGACCGTCAAGTTGCGGCCCTGGCCATGCGTCTAGGTACGATTTAAATATCTCAAAAACTTTTCAAGATCGCCGTACAAGGAATACGTTGTGGCTTCCTTGCTACCAAACAATAATAGTTTGGGCTTCTTGCCAAGAAAGATGTAGTAAGGACAGGTGAGCTTGCGATCAAATGTTAGCAGTTGGCCTGGCAATGCAGGCATACTAGCAGGAATATCAAACTCGTAGTGTGCAATTTCTAACTGACTAAAAACAAAAAAGCCCTCGGCAGTTAAGCGTAAGCCTGCATGTTCGTCGGGATTTTTCCACCACTCTTGTAGTGCTTGATCTAATGTGGGATTGATCTCCCACTTGAGCTGATCTAATATCTGTTGAGTTAGAGAGATCTTATTGAACATTGGGGTACACTTGCGCCCCTTGCGTCAAGAGCACAACTGTGAATTTGTCGGTCTTGAACTGTGTGTTGAGTTTCTTGGCCAGGTTCTTGGCATGCCCTGGATTTGAAAAGCTGACCTTTTTGTACTTGGGGCCAGGATATTGAGTCAGTAGATTTGACGTCTTGAGGTTGATGGGTTTGGAATCGTAGAACACCGCCCACACACCTTCTGAAGCCAGTACTTGCTCAGTCTTGTATGTTTGTTTGTCAGTGTGCTCAACCAGCACTAATGGCTTGGGTCTACTCATCGTTATCTCCGTAGTTTATTTATCTCAAAAACTACGTGCTTTTGAAACTCCCACCCACAAGTTCAATCTCAACAACTTCTTCTTTGGCGGCTGGAATTCCACGCAAGATTTCCAAGGTCAGCAACAATTTGGTAATGTCACTGTGTAAATCCTTGGCATCTCGCAAGGTCATTGTTAAATCGCGTTGATTGCGACTCTCTGCGGCTTTGATAGCGTCAACAAATCGATTTATATGCAAGCTCATTTTGTTTGCAAGTATGGATCATTTTTGTGAAGATGTGGTTTCAAGTCCGGTGCTGTCCAGCCCACAGGCTTGAGTACCTTGCCATCTTCGCGCTTGCGAACTTTGCCAGTTTCTCGATCAATCTTGGCAAAGTTAGTGCGCATGACTTCTTTCCAGCCACCTTCAGCGTCCATGCCTGCTGAGTGGATGGCACCAATTGTCACAACAAGAATATCCAGCAAGGCATCTAAGATTTCTTCATCGTTGTTGTCAACTAGAGCTTGTTTGAGTTCTTTGTGTTCTTCTTCAATCAAGGAACAGTACATGTCAAACTGTGTGCCATTGAACTTTTCAACCGACTGGTCGCAGGCCCGCATGAATTTTTCTTGATCACGAAACGGATTGGTCATTTGCTTCTTCTTTGGTATGGAAAGGACCTGCATACTTGTAGCGTTGCAAGGTAATGAGCTTGGGGTGCTGTATAGTCTTCCAAGTTCGATGTTGTTTAACACTATACCAACCTGCCGCATACCAGCTCTTGCTTTTGTTGTCACGAGTGAACAATGGTAACTTTAACTGTACATTCCACAAGGGATTGTACACTTGTCCAGTAACTTCAAAGCCATGAACAATGTTGGCCGGTACTGGGTGAGATTCTACTAAAGGTTCAAACTCAATATTGGCCGCTTGACGGGCCATTTTGATAGTTTTGTATTGTGCTACGCTATCGTTAATTCGTATGGTGCAGTTACCATTCTCGGCTACTTCAAGTTGACCAACCTTGCGGTTATCCTGCTTGAGTATCCAAAACTGGTTCTCTACTACGGGTTTGGCTAATATCATCTAGTACTCCTTTATATGTTTCGTTGAGCCAACGACTAACTTGATCTGCATTGTCACTAAGTTTGGTCAGCTCGTATTTGCCACAGAACTTTAGAAAGTGTGCGCCTACCATGCCTACATCCTTGTGTGAAATTTGTTCATGGATGCAAGAATCCACTGTGGCTTTGATATCTGCAGGTTGTGCTGTAAGATCAACCAAGGTACAATTACGCTCGTAGTCATCCAACACACGATGTTCTTCACCATTGTGGTCAGTCCAACGTTGCAACATTAGATTGTTCCACGAGTAGCCTTTTTTGTCTCGATCCCCATAGGCTTCCTCGAGACCAACTTTATTCTTTGTGCCTTTAGTACGTACTCCCGGATATGCAGAAAAGACATTGTCGGATGTGTCTCCACGCATACACTTCTCAAATAACAGCCAGGATGGATCCGGAATCGTTTTTGGCTGTTTAGTTTTCTTATCATTGACACGGTTACCTTTAGCATCAAATATGCCCTCCAGAGTAAGTAGTTCATCTGAGATACCATTGTACTGCGTGACATTGGCGGCCAATAACTGTACAAAGTCAGTGTCTGAGCTTACGATTGTGTGTTCATCTTGGGGGTGTAATGCAATCCAACGTGCTATGATATCATCTGCTTCAGCAGTGGCACAACGGATAACGCTACAATTTGTTTTTGCAGACAAGTATTTAGTCAGCTCATCATACGTTTCCCAGAACAGCTTGTCCTCTTCTGCTTCTGTTTCAGTCATTGCACCACGTGCTACTGCTCGGTTTGCTTTGTAAGGCTTGTAAAAATCCTTGCGCCAGCTACGACCTTCCAGTGCGAATACAACATGGTCTGCTTGAAAACGCTTGGCCACTTTGTTGGCAGCCATGATTGTGACATGCAGGGCAAAGCCCAGTTTGGTCCATGTGTCGCTGGCACGATGTGCGCTGTGGCGAGCACGAAAAAACATGTTGGCAGTGTCAATCAGTAGGTATTTCATTTGTGGAAATCAAGTTGTTATCGTTGATGTATTGTAACACATAATCAGCCCAAAGTCTATGACTTTTGGCATCAAAGTGATAACTTGCGGCATTTGCGTATGTGCCACCGTTGTTTATTAGCCAATTATGGTAGGATTCTTCCCGAATATATGGGTGCATATAATTCTTACCCCAATTATAGTGATTTTGGATATCACTGAATGTACTATGCCCGTTAAAGAACAAGTGGCGTATACCTTGTTCTTTAAGATATTGGTGCATGGTCCAAATCACTATAATTG